AGGGTCGCGAGGGCGGCGGCAGAGCACTACCACAGCGATTTGCTGCCGCGAGCTTTGAACGATGCGCTGCGGAAGGCGGGACTAGTGTGAAGTGCCCCTCCTGTAGTCTGGAAACCGGAAGCGAAGTCATAGACTCGCGCAAGCGACACGGCGGTATCTGGCGGCTGCGTAAATGCAAGTCGTGCAATGAAACGTTTACAACAATTGAGCGCCCGCACGTTTTCAAGCCTATCCCGCACCTGCTGCACAAGGATTTAACGTCACCCGTAACAGCAAGCTTGATCCACGCGCGTCGCGTCGCTTCTCGACGCGCTATCGAGGACGCCGCGACGCTCAAGCTGGATGAGGAGTTTGAATGACGCCAGACCAAACCGCTACGGCATTTTGGGCCTGCACCATCATTGCGAATGTGTGGCAGGTCAGCAACCACAGATCGAGGGGCGTCATGTTTTGGGCGTGGCAAGGGATGGCAATTTTCTTTCTTGTTTTCGACGCGGCCAAAATGCTGTTCAAATAACGAATGCCCCGCAAGGGGCATCCGGCACGCTCAAGACCACAGGGAGGGCTGTGGCTCGCGTGCTGCCGGTGTTTGCGCCACTCCCGGCTGGGCGACTCGCTGAGAAGACCGTTCAGCAAGCAGCGAGTAACGAGCACCGATGCGTTCATTAAGAACCATACGGAACCTGCCCCGGCGGATCGCCCGGACCAGACCACGGCAGCCAAGCGTCGGTCCCGGTCGGCTGGTACTGGTAATGCCACACGCCGTTGACCTGTTCCGCGTAGCCCTTCACCGGGTTGGTGTAGGTGTAGTGTTGCAACCTGCGTCCGAGTTCGGCATTGCCGATCAGCAGCGCCAGCGGCCCGTTCTCCTGACTGGTCATGAAGTTGTTGCTGTAGATGGCCCACGGGCACGGGGCAGCATTGACGCGCGCCAGCGCGGGGTTGCTGTTCGCAGGCGTGCCGTTGCTTACGAAGAATGTAGGGGCTTCTTCGACAGGCTGGGTGACAACGATGGACGGCGCAGACCCCCGGATCTCGGACAGTTGAGCATCAGTCAGAGTGGCCATCACACTAAGGGTAAGGGGCATTTGTTCTCCTCAAACATTTTACGGTCGGCGTGTTCCGCTTTCTTGCCGATGTTCCATGAGGAAACCGGGCGGTGGTATCCCATCACCCGGCTCCACACCTCGCATGGCTGGCGTTCAGAGTCAGCGAGGGTCACGTTCATTTCTTATGGCCCCAATGCTTCTTCCCTGCCTTGGCGTTGACCTCGGTTTTGTCGATGATCTCCGCCAGCCACCACGTCCCGCGCCGCATGGTGTTGAGCACAGCCTGCGCCTTCATGCCACCCGTTTCGATTTCGGGCTGCGTGCCCCACTTCCACCGAATAGTGTAGTCGCCACCTTTGTCCTGATGCTTGGAAGCGTAGTCGAGTTGCGCCGTGCCACTCTTTTGCAGCGCTGCTTCCTCGGCATCCGTAAGGCCAACAAACTTGTTGGTCATTTCGTAGACCACTGCGCCACCTTGCAGCACGGTGACGACTCCCGTCACGTCAGCAGCGAAAGCCGCCGACGTGAATACACACAGCAATGCCGCAAACAAGGATTTCATCTCATCCCCTACACGATAGCCTTGCCGGTGTAGCCGAGACCCGTGTTGCCCTGTCCGGTGCTGGCGAAGCGCGGCGAGGATTCGGGGTAGTCCACCGGCTCGATCTTCTCCATGAAGTTCAGCAGCAACTTCTCGATGCGGGTGATGGTGTTGTCGAACCGGATGCCATCATCCTTGACCGGGAAGCCGTTGCTGATACGCCCGCTGTCGGCGCTCTGCAACTCTTGGATCGCGGTGTCGAGCAGTTGCGCCACGTCCCACGCGCTGTCGTTGTCCATCGTCAGCACTTGGCCGTAGCACGGCACCTCGATGTACATCGGCGTGGTCGCGGGGCAGTCCATGAACGGTTCCGCCGACATCCACGCGCGATAGCTGCGCGCCGATGCGATGTACGCCTTCAGGCGTGCGTTGTCGAACGGCAGCGTGCCGCTGATCGCGGTGGACTGCGACTTGGTCACTTCGACCAGCGCCCGGTCCAGCCGCCGAACGAGTCCGGCGACATCATGGTTGTTGGTCTTGATGGTGCGGACAACGGGGAGGGTGTTGAATACGTCGGCCATGCTTGCTCCTTAGAGTTGTGCTTCGTTGACGCCATCAGTCGCATCAGCGACAGCCGAGACAACGCCAGCGCTGAGCGTTTTCAGGGTGTCGAGTGCTTCGTCGATGTTCGCTTGGTCGGTTGTGGAAAGCCCGGAAACCGCGCTGACTGCCGCTTCCAGTGCGTCGATTGCCGCCGGGAGCGGCGCAAACGCTGCCGCCAGTGCCGTTACTGCGTCGAGAACTTCTTGCGTCGTTGCCATGATAATTGCCCCTTGGTTCGACAGCCCGTTCAGTTGCCATTCCATCCTGTAGAGTCGGGCCGCGATGCTCAACAGTTCTGGGTCGGGCTGGTGCTGCGAGTACCCCGGCCACAAGTCCCACCATCCAGACATCTCATTCCTTCGTCTTGCATACGGCAGCGTGGATCTTGACTGCAGCGATCAACTCGTCATGGGACAATCGGCACTCGTGATATTGGCCGGATGCCGCTACCGCTGTCTCCAGCAGGTCGCCCATCGTTGCGCCTTGTTTCAGCAGCGGCAGGCTTTTCGGGCACGGGCGCAGGTCGGACATCGGCAACTGCCAACTGCAAGCCACCGGCTGCGGCGTTATAGACGCGCACCCCGTCGTCAGTAACCCGACACTCAAGACTGACGTACACAGGATCACTCTTGACGACACGCTCAACCTCCTTTTTGACGGTGCGCCACTTGACGACCTCGACCTCACGCACAATCGCCTTCTCGCGCTCCAGTGCCGCCATCTTCGTCGCGATGTCGGCGCGCTTGGTCGCTTCGTCGGCAATGCCCTCGGCGACAACGCGCGCCTCCTTCGCTTGGTAGTAGGTAGACGTGACGTTCCACGTCAGGAATGATGACCCGCCAATCATCAGCACGATGGCGAGGATGTAGAGCATCACTTGCCCAGCTTGTCGCGCCACTTCGACACATCGCGCTTGGTGTCATCCATCAGGTCTATCGCACCAGCTTTCGCTTTCGCGACATCAACGGCAATGGCCCCGCGCCGCCACAGGAATAGCGCCGCGCCAATGACGATCACGCACACACCCAGCAAGACCCACACGATTGCGTCCACGCTACTTCCTTTCCAACGTGCGCAGCGAAGCATCGCTGCCTTCTGGCGTGATATTCCGCGCCGCCATCACGTCTGTCACCTTGTTCGCCGTCCGCTGCACGATGAAGATCGCCAGTATGCCGAGCAGCATCGTTTCGACGTTCTTGCCCTCCAGCGTCCAAGTGACGATGACCCAGCCGCTCAGACCGGAGAACCATGCGACGACGTGCTTGTCGAGCGAGGCACGATTGGTCTTGTGGTCAAGCAGCAGGTCGCGCACGTCATAGACGTTGCGCTTGTCGCTGGTCCAGCGCCACAGAGTCAGCAAAGCGAAACCCGCAGCCACCACGAGGATGAGATTGGTCCAGCCGATGAAGGACCACCAGTCTGTCATTTGAGTCCTCGCGAGTAGTCGGCCAGCAAGAAGATCGCCTGTTCCGCGCAACGACGCTTCAGCAAACCCAGCACGTCTTTGCCGCCAGCTTTGCACCACTTTGGGAATTCGCAAGCAGCGTGGGCGAATTCACCGGCGAGGACATGCTTAAGCAGAGTGGACTTCTCAATGGCCTCATGACCGCAGTTGTAACTCAGGCTTAATATTGCGTCAGCCTCGTGCTGGCGTAGCTCGACCCCAGCCGTCATCTGAGTCACTTGGTCTTCATAGTGCAGCAAGTCGAGTTCAAACAATGCGTCAGCTTCCGCTTGTGTGATTGACACGCGCGGGTCGGTCGGTTGCAGCACATGCCCGTATCCGATGTCCCAGACCTCACCCAGTGCGTCCCAGTGTGGATTCAGCACACAAGACTCGTGTGTTTTGATAAAACGAATACAAGCGTTCGACGCGATCACTCAACCGCCCCCGGCGCAATCACGCGCAATTGCAGCGGCGGCAGGTCGATCCTGATCGTCGTGAGCGGATTGTTCTCGGTCCAGAGCGAGGCGCGGTAGACAAACTGGCGCGTCGGGTTTGAACTTGGCGCGAGCAGGTAACTCGGCACGGCGCGGCAACCTACCAGAGTTTCTTCGACCGGACGTTCGGGCGCGGGCCAGCTCGACGTGTTGTTGTCCCACGCCGCGCGCATGGTTCCGACGTACTGATGCCGGACGCAAATCTCGCGGTAGATCCAGACCGGCGAACCGGAGCGGACTGTCTCAGACTCGAACAGCTTGGCCTCGTCGCGGTTTTTGGCAGGCTGCACGACGAATTTCGGGTGCTGATAAATCAGCTCCACTGGCGGCTCGACGTCGATGAAAATCCAGTAGCACGCGACCAGAAACAAAGCCCACGGCGGCGCGAGCAACAGCAGAATCAGAATCCATTGCGTCACCCTCGACACGTTGTTTCCCTTTTCGCCACGCTCGCCGCGCGGCCCTTGTTCAATCGTCATTTCAACACCTGCGCAATGATAGCGGCCACGACCGCAGACAACAGCAGCCCCGCGAGGCCGAGCGAGATCACCTTGGTGGGCCAAAATTCATGCCGCGTGATGTACTCCTCCAGCAGCCCCCGTAGGACGTGAATCTCCCGCTGCATCGACACGACGCGCTCGTCGAGGCGCGCGAGCATGATCTGCGACTCGTTCTCGTTATGCTCGGTCATGGGCTACGTTTCGCATGAGATGCTAACCACTGGACCCCACTCATCAGCGCCGCCGTTGGTGTAAAATTGTATTTCATAGGCTGTCCCGCTGTAATCCGTTGCCAAGCTGCGAGTGAACACCCACTGCCAACCGTAACGATGCGCAACCGTCAACGGCAAAGTTGTCCCAGCCGTTTGCGTCACAACCCACGTTATGTTCGCAATCGGACCTTCCCAGTCATAACCATAAACCTCACTGACGTAATAATAATCTGCAACGTCAGCTTGGTAGGCCGGATAAGTTGTCCCAAATGTTTCCACATATGGATCGTGAACAACATACCAACCGAACCATTCTGTAGGCGCCAAAATCATCGGCTCGTGGCTTGATGTGAACGTAACAATTGCGCTTGGTGTTTTGTACGCCTTGTCCGACGTGTGTGCGTAAATGGTGAAGCTATTGCCTAGCAAATACGATTCATACGTTGATATGTACACAGTGACATAGCAGTAATAGGCGTATCCGCGTTCCAGCTCCCCAACGCCGTCATATACCGAATCTTGCCCACTAACGATGCCTGCTGGCGCGCCACGAACAACAAAGACAATATCTTCGTCCGTTGGATTCGGCCCGTTGTACTCCAAGCCAAATGAGACATAAGCAGGGGGAATTGTGAATAATTCAGTGTCCGTTAAAACAATGGGCACTTGTAGATCTTCAATCGGAGACAGGCCGAGTGAAAGCGTTGCTCCGGTATAGGCTGGCCCTGTGCGCCCGCCAATATCCCACGGCGGATCAGGACCGAGAATCGGCGGCGGATCAATCGGCACTGACGGTGTGGGTGCCGCAGTAGTCGCGCTAGACAATGTAGTATTGATTGGGATAGCGCCAATGGCCCACACCCCGGGACTCGTCGGATTGATCGACGAAATACGCGCGAGCGTGCTCGAAAACCCCACCGGATGCGTCAGCGTCACAACGTCGCCCACCTGCAATGCCAACGTTTCGTCAAACGTCGTCCAGCCAATAGCAAGCTGAATTTCCAGATCCTTCAGCCTGTCCTCAGCGTAGCGCACCGCCTCTGCGTGGCGCGTGATCCCCGGTCGCATGATGCGCGACAACCTGCGCGGCGTGACTGTTGCCGTCCTGTAGGGCGTTTCAACATACGGAATCTGGCTGGCGTCTGTGTAGACGACTTCGATCATCGTAGGCACATTGAATCGACCCGGATGCGATACGCGCAGCGACCCTTCCAATATGTTGTCAGTGTTGAAGGTCTTGACGCTTGACCCGCTCACGTCGGGAATGATGCGGTACTTCGTTCCCTCTTGCACCACGAACAGCCGAGCATAATCGCATATGTTCTGTATCCAATCCGCGCCCGGAGCCGATGTGGCAAGGATGATGTCAAGCTGATACTTCTTCAGCCCGCCAACAAGCGCATCGCACACCGCTGCTGCCGCAGCGACGCTGGTCCAATCAACCTCCGCACCAAGCCCGTAATCTGCGTTCTCAATCAGGTCGGCAAGGATGAACGCTGGATTCTGTGAGTACGTCTTGGTGCCACCGGAAACGAGCGACACCTTCTTGCCCTTGATGACTGCGTTGAAAATTGGGAACCCGGTAATTGGCGCATCCCAATCAATTGTGATCGAGCTATAGCAGATACCCGGTAGAGCATCGTCGTAACCTGCAATGCCAGCTTCAAGCCAATCATCAGCCGTTTGCGCTGCGGTTCCGGTGTAATTGAAGATCGTCACGCCAGCCGGGGGCGCAACATCGTTGATGGTTACGCTGACAACTTCTTCACACTCACCAATGCACCACGCTACGCCGAATGTAACATTGGCAGTGTCGGATCCAATGGTAAAGATGTGGCCGCTTTCGATTCGTTGCTGACCATAAAGCAACGGCAGCAGGGAGTTCGCGCCACCAACAGTCAACAACTCCGGTTTCTTTGCAAACGACAGCGCGTTGATTGCCGTTGCGTTTTGCCGACTGATCAATATATTTGCAGGGCCACCGTGTCGCGGAAACTTTGAACTTGCCCCCAACGGCGGAGTCACGCTTCCATAACTGGACGGGAATTGTGGGTAGTACGCCATTTAGGTTTCCGCCACAAGCCGGTATCGTTCAGAGTGAAACCATATGCGTTGGTTGTTCATCGGCAGATAGTTGAACCCCGCGCTTGGCGTCAAGTAAATCCTAGGCACAAAAATAACAGCAGGGTCAGAAAGCAGATTGAATGTGATGCTTTCGTTGTTTATGTCGAACGATTGCACCACGCCATTGAACAGTTGCACAGGGTCGGCCAACGCTACCGAGTCGGTGTAATACTTCCAGATGCCAACCTCCTGCCCAACCTCACCGGCAGTTAGCACGATGCCGCTCAGCACATTGTCAGCATTGCCTACGGTGATGGACGCCGACACAGAACTGGTGCTCGACTCACTGGCGATACTGTTGACCCGCAGATCGGACGTAACCCACGAGTGCCCGTTCCATGTGATTGTTGCCCGCGACGTTAGATACAGGACGGATGCAAAACCAATCTGCACCAGATACCCCGGCAGACGCACCGGGGCAGCCGTTGCGTTTGTCATTGCGGTGGTTAGCGTTCTCATGTGTTCGGCACCAAACGCACAAACACATCCGTACACGTCGGAGAGTTATTGCTCGGCTCCGTCTGGTATCCGTTACGACCAAAACGCAGATCGGTATAGGTGGACGCATCGGCAGGCCAAACAAAGTCGATCAAGCTGTTTGCGTAAGATGAATAGAAGTTATTGAGCGTCACCATTTGCGCTGCCGTCAACGCCTCGTGCCGTATCTCGAAATCGTACTTATCCGCAGTCTGCAAACGGCGGATGTAAACCTTTCCGCTGTCCGACAAACTCTCTTGCCGACCATCGCGCGTGACGCGCCTGCTGGAAGGAGTGATCGGCAGGGATGGATAGGTCGCCATCGTTAAACTCCTACGCTCATGCGTTTATCTCGGACGTTGATCTTGTATAGGCGCTGGTATCACTGGATCCGCCGATGAGTTCAGTCACGGCGTCGCGCATTACGCGCGAAGCATCGAGGATAGTATTGGCGGCCGACTGCTGAACGTCTGCCGCCTTTTCCTGCCCCTTCGACGCATTAGCAATGCTCGTCGCGGCGTCATTTAGTGCGGCCTGCACGGACAAGAAGATGGAATCCGCTTCATCTATCACAGACCCCTTAATGTCCTCAAGCCGCGTCTTTGCGAAGTCGTTTATGTTGTCAAGATACGCCAACAACGACTTGCGCTTTGCAGATTTACCGGGATCGTCAAGCACCGCAAATGCATTGTTGATGTCGTCATTGATGCGCGTCGCCAAACTTGCGACAATTTCAGGATCGGAAGTTGCTGCCATCATTTCCGCTGCGGCGTCCGCATCTTTGCGGTATCTGTTGTACAAAGCCTTTGACGACAAGCCGAATGTTTCCAACGACTCGCGCGTAGACGTAAACATGTTGGCGACGCCGACCTTCATCGCCTCGATGGCGCGCACCGTTTGCTGCACCGCATTCCTGTAGTCGCTATTCGCTTGCGACAACTCATCCATGGCAGCAACGGAATCAATCACGTTCGCCGCCAGTTGTCGCAACTCAGCGCCCATCCTAGCTAACGACTGCATCGCGGTAATCTGCGGTTCCTTCCAAGTGCGTTGCGCTTCTTCCTCCGCTTTTTGCTTGGTCGCAGCCGCGCTTTCAATCGCCTGCACTTGCAAGTCGTACAACGCATTCGTCAGTCCGATCAGCACTGTCTCGGTCTTCGGGATGGTCGCCAACTCTTGCGCACGACTCGCGTTCAGCGCCCCAATAACGTCACCCTGCGCTCGCATCAGTTGTATGTTCGCAGAGATGATGTCGTTGCTGTAGTCATAAGCTTCGGCAGCGCCACCTTCCGCATTGCTGCGACTCGACACAAGCTGCGTGGAATCATCGACGCGGACATTTGCGTCCGCAAGAGCGGCGTCCAAATCACGCACAGAGTCTATGATGGCGATGATCGCGTCCCGGTCAGCCTCGCCAAATTTGCTGAACTCCGTCTGCGACATATTGGCTGTGCTGGACACCGCCGCTGCGTATTTTGCATAGTCGCCTCCATAGGCAGACGTGAAATCCGTCATCCTATTCGGATCTCCAGCAAGCAAGGCATCAACACGAGCATTGCGCGTGATTGTTGCGCTGTCTACTGCGCCTGTGGAATGGGACAGCTGGAATCGCGTTTGGTCGCTCGTTAGCGACGCTTTTGCAGCGGCGACAGAATTTGCAACGTCCGCGAACGCAGGTGCGATGTCCCATAGAGCCACCAACAACTTTGCCCCAGCTTCTGTATCGAGATCAAGCGCCTCGACTAACGAACGGAACCCGCTGATGCTGTCAGGTAATGCCAGCCCCATTTTGTTAAACGCCTCTGCCACAGCATTCTGTGCCCGCGTCAGCTTTTCTGCGTCGGTGTAGAAGGCTTCGTAATAAGCGTTCGCCGCCGAGCCAAGGGCGCTGACGCCACCGGCAAGGCTCACCAGACGCTCGCGCGCTTCGGTAGATTCAAGGCCAATATTGCCGAAGCTGGATCCAATCAGATCGGCAACTGCCGTGGTGATAACGAACGTATCAGTCAGCCTGATTAGCGTTGCACTTAAACTCTCCCCTTCCTTTTGGAAGTCCTGCAACCGCGATACATCGAACACTTCGCCGAACACGTCAGCAAGATTCATTCTTTGCATCGCCTCGTGCGAAGCAATCATGTCCAATGCGAGTTTGACCAGTTCCTCGCCTGTGCCCTCAAACGCCTCAGCGATGTTGCCAAGAGCGGGGTCAATGACATCGAGGATGGCGACGTAACGGTCCTTCAGCACCTCGCCGAACGTTACTGACTCCTTTTCCATTCCAGCTTTAAATTCAGTCCTCACGCTTTCAAGCGCCGCCTTAATCTTGGACTCCATGTCACCATCGACCATATCGGCAATCGCATTGTCAACAGCCTTGATGGTTGCGAGAAACACCTTCATCGACTCACCCATGTCGGAGTCGCTGAACCACTTGTCATTGATGACGCCGAAGCTGCCGAATTGCGACGATGATTGGAACAGAGGATTGCCAGTGCCGGGGCCAGCCGCCGCGCCAGACGCGAAGGTTCCCGTGCGCATTGCGGGGCCGTCCTCCATGCCCTTGTAGATGCTGTAGACGACCAGCGCTGCCAGCGCAACCCAACCAGCCACAGGGATGAGAGCAAGGCCCGACGAAAGACCTGCCATCATCCCTTCTCCGAGAGATGCCGCGCCAAGCCCTTCCGCCCCCAACGCGGCGGGAAGAAACGCGTCCCCGGCAAGCGCGGCGGTAGACGCCGAAGGTCCGAACATCCCCGCCCACCCACTCGCAAGGTACGATCCTGTCGTGGCCGAGCCTGCGGAGCCTAAAAGACTGGACGTCGCATAGTTCGCAAAGCCGCCTTGAGCGCCGCCAAGCATCGAGCCACCAGCACTCCCAGCCGCTCCCGCCGCACCGCTTGCTGCCGTGCCGAAGATGGACACCATCACCTGTTTGGCGGCGATCTGCGCCAATGCTTGCAATCCCCAGTTCTTGAATGACTCCCACAAGTTCTTAAACGCGCTCTGCCCATTGTGCACAAAGTCAAGCAGAAAGTCACCGGCGGCATCGCCAACAGCCTTGTAGGCGTGCTCCCAGTTGCGCTCCATTTCCTTCGCCAACTTCGCATCCTCTTTCGCGATAGACACCCCCGCCTCAGCAACGGCTGCGTCGCGTCGCGCCTGTTGGATGCCTTTGAGCGCGATAACCTTGCGCTGTAGACGCTCAATCTCAGCTTCATCCTCGCCGACGTTCTGCGCTGCGCTAAGATACGCTTCAGCACGGGCAATCTTCTCGTCATCCCATGCGGCTTTGAGTAGATCGACCTGCTCCTTCGTCAGCCCAATCATCGCCGCGCGCTTGGTCTCCTGTTCCGCTTCCTTCTCCATTGCCAGCGTTGACTTCTCAGACGCCGAAACCGACTTATCGTAAGCGTCCGCGTAGGCTTCCATTTCCTTGATTGACTTTTTCAGCGCATCCGATTCCTTATCGGCCTCGACGTTATTGGCGCGCAGTTGCTCATTGAACAGCTTTAGCTTGTCGGCTGCATCCTTGTCCGCTGCTGCCTTTTCGCTCGCGCCAAGGATCGACTTCCGCAGCACCGCAACCATCGCGTCGATTTGCGGGGCGGTGTATTTAAGAGTCTCCGCATAGTTGCGCAGCTCGCGCTCAGCATCGGCAAACTTCTGCCTCTCGTCAGTAGCGCCGGCCATCATCGCAGCGAGTGCTGCGCCAGCCTTCTTGCGCGCCTCAGCGACCATGTTGAGCGCATTAGCTTCGCGTTCTAAATTGCTTGTGTCTTCCGCAGCCGGAAGCCCGCCAATCTTGCCGCTAGACTCGCGAGAGCCGCCCCGCGACGCACCAAAATACTTCGCACCGCCCATCGGAGTCAACAACCCAAAGTCAGGCGTCACCAACGCCGCTAAATCTCCTGGCTTGGCTTCGTCAATAGCTTTCTTCAGATTGCGCATCACCTCGGTCAGCGTCCCCATAACGGTAGTGTAAGTCCCAGCAACAAGCGAACTCTTACCCATTGACTCCGTCATCTCGTCGAACGCTTTGCCGGCGTCGCTTGTCGCTCCAGTCAACCCCGTCCGCATTGCTATCGCGGTCCCGCCAACCTTGCTTTCCAGCGCCTCAAGGAGGACCTTCATTGCGGCCATCTTGTCGCCAGCTTCAACAGCCGCCTTCGCCACCTCCATCTGCGAATCCGTCAGCATGATGCCCGCGCGGCGCATCGCAGTCATGCCCACTGTCGGATCTTCCAGCGCCTTGCCGATCATGCGCATAGCACTGTCGAGGTCTGAGCGCATAAACGCCGCCAGATCAACTCCAGCTTTCAGAGCGCGGTCAAACGATGACGCCCCAATGCTGCCAAATGTCAGCAACGTAGCAGCCCCGTGCCGTAAAGCCTCATCGTCAAAATTAGTAATCAAGGCTAATGATTCTGCTAGATCGTCAATATGCCCCTTCGTCACTCCCGCTGCACCGCCGGTGGCTTTCAATACAGCCGTCAATCGCGCTTCCGCCTGCTCTGCTTCAGACGCATTCTTCACGCTCACAGCATACAGGGCTGATAACGCGGTCGCAACTACAGTCGCAATTACCCCGACCTCCCTGATGAACTTCACAGTTTCTTGCGCAGAGTGTTCTTGCGCTGCCGCCAAATCCCTTGCCGCCTTGCCGGCATCCTCATACGTCTTAATGGACTGCTGGAGCACGCGCGCATTCTCCATCTGCGCTTTATTCATCCCTGCGTGGCGCGCTTCCAACTCCATCATCTCGTTCTTGGTCTTGCCGAGCATCGTCACTTCGCGCGTCCACGACTCAATCAGCGCATTGTTCGCCTGCTCTGTCTTGGCCAGCGTGGACGACAGCGGGGTGAAGCCTTCCCCCAACCGCTTCGCTGATGCCTCGGTCTTTCCGGCTTGAGCCTCCAGCGCCTTCAGTTCATTGGCGGCAACTGGAATGCTTTTTGACTCGACACCGATTGCTAGTATGGTTGCATCAGTCGCCATCGTCGCCGCCTAGTTGTGGACCCTTGTAGTCCTTTTGCTGCATTCGACGCCAAAGCGAATCAATCCGCGCCAGCAGCATCCGCTCCCACGCTCGTAACTTGAACCCACTGGCCAACTGCCAAAAGTAAATTTGATCGGTGCCGATTGGTTCAGCACCGCTCATCCCAATGCGCCGCGACAACGACAACTCGGCGAATATCTCGTACAGGTATATCAACCCTGTCGGCGCATCGTTGGCTATGGCCAACCACGGATGTTGCTTGCCGGTGTTCTTTTCCACGACCAGCAGATTGTCGAGCAAGGTGCTCCCGTCGTTTTGTTTGCGAAGCAACGCAAATTCGATTTCGCACCAATGCTCGAACTCCTCTGCTAGCCCTTGGTAAAAAGGGCAGAGTCACCGATGGCTTCATCGACCTGTTGCCGGATGATTGGAGCCTTGGTGTAGATCATCTTTTTGTTTTCTTCGGTGCACTCCAAGATCACCCCCTTCCACTTTAGGTCGCGCCAAGAGCGCGTGCAAACAACGCGCAGCTCCATCGCTTCTGCTTCTATCTCCTCTGCCTTCAGTTGCGCCTTGCCGCCGCGCCGCTGCATCCGACCCAAGCGGCGATCGAGCAGCTTACGCCGCAGGCTCACTGCTTGGTCGGAGTCGGACGAACACACCGTGACGAAGATACCGGTGCCCGCGCCAGCGCTGTCGTAGATTTCAATTTCAGCTGTCGCATCTTCCAACACTTCAAACATTGACGCATCGCTCATGCGGCCCTCCTGGTTAGTTGAAGAAAATTACCCCAACGTGTTGTTGGAGTCCTGAATCCACAGCGTCGTGTTTTCCCTGCCGTTCGCATTGGTGCCGTCGCTGTTGTACAACGCGGTAAACGGGCAGGTAAGCACTAACCCCTGCTCGCCATCGCTCTTAGTTGCCCCACCCAGCTTGCAACGCGGCAATTCAAAGGAAATGAAGTCTGCCGCTGCCGTCGATCCTGTTGCAAATGCCGCCGTCAGACTAACCTCTGTTTCATTGAGGAAAGCATCGCGCACCGTTACCCCGTCGAAGTAAGCGGTGAACTGCCCGCTGACTTTGACGCGACCGGCAAACACATCCGGGGTGTAAACGGAGCCGACCACAGAACCCGTCGTCATGCCACCATCGTAGTTAATCGACAGCCCCGTCAGTATGCCTTGCGGAACCCCACCGACCATCACAATACCGTTCACTGCCGCAACAACACCCTTGGTGCTGGCCGCCGTTGGCGTAGTGAAATACGCAGTGGTGCCAACCTCAAGATCCTTGCCCATGACGCCCACAGCGCAGGTGGACATGCCAGTCGGAGGTAGATTGATGGCCAGGGACGAAACGCGACAGCCGGTAAAAACCTCCGATTGTGTAATGTCGGCATACACATGCTCGATGCTGTAGCTGTCGTTAGTATGGCCGGTTGTCGGCGTCCACGTCACATAACCGGGAATGGTAATGGTGCTGGAGGTCGGACCCTCGCCAGCACTCAGGGCCACGCCATTGAGCGGGATGACCTTGATGATCGTTCCTGTGGTGGTCATGTCGACCACCAGTAAGTTCTTGTTGATCGTATTCACGCCGGCCAGACCTGTCGTGACCCGAATCACCATGCCGTTGCGCACGCCATCCGCGTAAAAATCGCCAGCCGCGCGGGTGATCTTCCAGACAGCTATGCCATTGACTGGCGTGTCGGTCGCCAACGTCAGCGATACCGTCGTGATCGTGCCGGTGGTATTGACGATGGTGAAGTCACGACGCATTGCCGACTGCATGAAAGCATAATACGCACCGGGGGAAAGTTCACCGTTGATGGTGCCGCTGACCTTACGCGAACCGTGGCGGAAGTCAGACACCTGATAGGTGTTGATGATTTCATTTGAAGCGTAGGTGTCTTTTGACAAGTCGATATCGCTCGTCACGCGACGCAAATACTTCGCGCCAGACGCCACAGCCTTCGTGCCCCATGCAACCAGTTCCTTCTTGTAAACCAGTTTCTTGCCGACGCCAGTTTGGATCGCCATTTGTGTTGCTCCTGTTCAGTCAAATGATGTCAGCGCGGTAATACACGCTAACTGGAAGTACATACCACGCATCTTGCGAATATCCCGGCGCGGCGGAAGGGGTGTTGTCTACGTGAACCACTACTCCGCTGGACGTAAGCGTCAACCCACGCGGAAACAACGCGATCACCGCGTCTGCTTTGCGGCGCGGATCACCCTCGCCTTGATTGATTGGATAGAATAGAGTCACCTGCATGATGCCGGTGTAGCGTTTCAAGTCGAGAGCGCCAACGCCCATCGATGGGTTGTAAGTTTGAGCCGGGAGGAAGTTCACGCGCATGAACGGCGTGCCAACAATTGGCGTGTAAGCAACATTCGCCCATGCGATAGGCAACGCGGGAGAGAGCGTTGCCACATGAGCGGACAAGGCAACTTGGATCGCGTCGAGGCTCACGGCTTCACCCTGGCCTCAAGCAACGACACCCGCACCATTCCAGCAACCGCCTGAGAACTCCAAGCGTCATATTCAAGGCGAATGATGTAGGGCAGAGCATTGCCTATCCAAATGGTTTGCCCTTCAGTGGGCTTCCAACCGGCCATCACGCCAAGCACTTTCCCGATGGTCGCGCCGCCGTTCGCGTCTTTGTCTTTTGTGGCCACGACGGTTGTCGTTACCCCAGTATTGCACTGCCAATTGCCGCGCGCCCGTCCACCAGCGTATCTCTTTGGCGGCTTGCGCCCGTCCTTCACCGACTTCCAAATCGTCGGGTTGCCCACCGGCGTGCGCTTGATGACCTTGCTGAATAACTCCAACGCCACCTGCCGCGCTGCGGTGTTGATGTCGCCAGTCGCCTTGATGTTGAACTTCTTTACGTCGTCAGTGAAGCTCATCGCCGCACCTGCACGTCATACATGTAAACAACCGCGTCAGGATTGACTTTGTCCACGCGGACCACCACCCAAGTCACGCCGTCGGCCAGCACCTTGTCACCAGCCTGTGGCACGAACGCCAAGCCAAGACCGGGCACCCAAAGTCTTTTGTCTCCTGCCTCCACACCCTCTCGCAAGGCAATGCCGCTGTAGTTATCGAGAACTGCATAAGTCGCCGCCGACGTTGCTGTGTTAGCAGCGCTGCCCGTGCTGGTGTCATACGCGCCCTCCGCGATCCGGGTGAACGTAACAGCCGTGCCCTTGCCCTTGATCATCCTGTACGCCGTCGATTGCAGTGCGTTGGTCATCCGCGCACCAGCAGCTTGCACACACCCGTCGTCTTCAGATACGACGCCAACATGTTGTCGATTTCGCGATAACGAACATATTGCGGCGCGCCATCGGCGTACTCGACTTCCAGCGGCCCAACTTTCTCGCGCTTCGTCGCGCGCTCAAGGTCGGGAGCGAGGTCAGCGGTCACCGCCTTCAGCGCTAGCTTCGCGCAGGCACGCGCTACGTCGGTCGGTACGACGTCGTCGGCGACGAGGTGGGGGTACTCCCCCACTGCGCCGTGCAGGAACGGCTCGGTGTAGACCCCGGAGCGCGGCCAGTCCAGCGCCTGCTCTGCTTGCATGCGCACGCCCTTCCACCGTTGCCGATAAACCTGGATCATGTAGTCTGTCGCGCGCACCAGGGCCGGTTCCTTTTGCTCCAGGGTGTCGAGGTCAGCCCATGTCGTGTTGCCGCGCAATGCGTGATAGGCGTCCGCGTCCGCCACGCTGACGTAGCTTTCAGCGGTGGACAGGCCCGCCCCCGACTCGACGACAAGGCTCATTTCACTTCTCCCGAATCTTCAGGTACACGGTCTGATCTTCCTCTTCGCCATTGGCGCAGACGATGTGGCAGGTCACCGCGTACTTTTGCCCGATGACCGGATGCCCTAGCGTCTTGGTTTTGACCGTCACGCTGACGACCCCGTTGGCGTAGGTGCTCGCCGAAACCTCAAGCGGATCATCGGCGACTGCCGTATGGCTGGTATAGCTCGTCCCACTATCAGCCAGCCACGCCGTCCAGTCGAAGGGGTAGATGATGATGGACTCGTCATCGTGATAGCCCCAAGGCTTCAGCGGGTTGTCAACGTTCCAAAACGAGCCAGTGGTCATCGCGCCCTCTTAGGTCGGATCGCCGATGTTGATCTTCCATGCCGGGAAGCTGACGGTGTTGCTGTTGTTGTCCACCAATGCTTGCGAAGTGCAAGTGGTGACGTAGAGCAGCACGGCATTGACCGTATCGTACAAAGCGATATGAGTCACCGTTCCGCTGGCGGTAATCACTTCGGTCGGCTTTGCCGATATGGTGACCTTGCGTCCACTGGTGTCGTCGGCAAGGGTGAAATCGCCGGTTGCCATCGTCGCCACGCAACAAGCAAGTGACGCAGCTTCAGCGGCACTGGTCGGTTGCGCCGTGCAACAGGACATCCGGTTCGCAGGGCCATAGCTGGTAATGCCCGTCTTCAGCACTTGGAAGCCGGTATCAACGATGATGTCGTTCATTGCTTTAGCCATCTTGTTGCTCCTTCGTCAGTTCGGAAGTGGTGCCAGAAACGACATCATGTATTTCTAGCGAGGTGTCTGTCGCTTGCTCTTGCTGCTCTTGCTCAGTCATATTCACTCCCTGACGGTGTAGGTGCGCGAATTTGCGCCAACGGTATAGCCTCGCGCGCTAACGACAACCTGATAACTCCGCGCGGCTGCGGCGATCTCATACAACAAATGCGGGTTTGGCGGCAGAAAACTCCAGACCACATATTCCGCGAAGTGCGAATGAACTGCGTTTTGAGCAATCAACGTGCTCGCCAGCGTCATCCCGGTTAGATCATCGACCGTCTGCGCCTGTACGGCATCGGCCACGACGATGGAGATATCAAGCGACAACCCAAGATTCTCGGCAGTATGCGCGTGTCCCGCATCGGCGACGATCAGCAATACGCCGCCAGAGAAGTCAACGTTGTCGGCGAAGTGCGCGTGAATTGCGTTGTCGGTCGCCAGCACCGAGGCCGACGTGAGTATGATCGCTTCAGCCGTATGCGCCTGCGTGGCGTCGTCCACGAGCAGCGCCACTGCCCCCAGCAGCGACAGGGTAACGTTCTCGCTTGCCTGATCGTGCGTAGCATCAGCAACGACCAAAGCGGAAGCCGCCGTCAACGCGGGCGCTTCTGCTGCTTGCACATGCACGGCATCGGCAACAACCAAAGCAGAAGCAGACGTCAAATCTACGTTGTCGGCAGCGTGAACGTGTGCCCCGTCCTCAACCGTCAGTGACGCGGATCCACTGGTGCTCAGCCCGACGTTGTCGCTGGTCTGCACGTGGGCGGCATCGGCAACGACCAGTGTTGAGGCGCAATCAAGTACCGGAGCCTCAGCCGTATGCGCGTGCGCAGAGTCCGCCACGACCAGCGCTGCCGCAGCGGTCAAGTCAACATTGTCAGCGGCGTGCGCGTGCGTCACGTCTGCGACGACCAGCGCTGCTGCTACCGTCAGGACCGGCTCGCCCAGCGTGTGCAGGTGTATCGTGTTCTCGACAACGAGAGCGGCGGCAGCGGTGAGCGCTGGCGCGTCGAGAATCGCTGCTGCGCCGGTGAGGCCAGAGGTTGTCAGCGCGTGATCTTGCGCGAGTAACGGCGTTCCCAGTGTCGGCGCCGCTCCGACAATTCCGCTTGCCGTGACAACGTGATCCTGCGTTACTGCTGGCGATCCGAGCGTCGGTGCGCTGCTGGTGAGTGCGGTCGCGGTGAGCGCGTGATCTTGGGTGAGTACCGGAGTGCCGAGTGTGGGCGCAGATCCGGTAAGGTTGCTGGCGGTGAGGCTGTGATCGGTGGTGCCTGTGCCGTCTGCGCCGAAGTAGATGCGCAGCGGATCAGCCGCATAGTGCGAGTACGGGT